CTACTAATTCATTTCTTATTTTTTGTCGTTTATCAGAATCGAATTCATCCCATTCTTCTTTGTAGAAGTTTTCAAAATACATTTCCGACACATAAATAATATATTTTATGTGCGCTTGATTTTGAAAGATAGCTTGCTTCAGTTCTGGAACTGAATTGGCCACATCCATCCATCCGTTTCTATCGACAGCATGCCAACCTGGTTTCGGATAATACGATTCATCAATTAAAGGATAATACGATGGATAAATGAATTCGAAATACTGATTCTCCTGACACCAAACGCTAACTTCTTCAGCAGACATGTATGGATCCACAACAGGAATTGCATAAGAGTATTCTTTATTCTCATTACTCCAATCTGAATTAATCCAGACGTGTTTGATGACACCATCATTTCCCATTTTTTCAAAGCGACACCATGCTGCCTTTTGACGACGAACGCTTGTAATGGTTTTAAAATCTTTAGAAACAACAAAATGAGCAAAGCCAATTGAAAACAAAGTTTGATCAGCAATGATTTCATTCCAAAATCTTTTCAATTTTGAATTTCTAACAAAGGCTTGTATATCAGGATATTTTAAAAAGGGAACAATCTTTTTAACTGAAGCTCCATCTTCTCCTTCAGACTCGAGCTGCAGTTCGAATCCACTTCCATAATGCGCATTTTGTAAAGCACCAACTCCACCAACAGCAGAGCCATTTTTTAAAAATTTTTTATTGTAAAAATTTTGAGGATACAAATTATCAGAACCCCAAGGAACAATATCTCCTTTGATTTCCTGATTTGCATTATCGATACGAATGGTTTTTGGTTTGACAAATTCTGTTTTCAAATTTGTCATAGCAATAGTTGCTTTACCTACGTGAACTCCAATTGAATTAAAATGTTTCATACTAATAATTGACAAAAATGCCGTTGTATCTAATTATGTATCTAAGTTTTATTTTCTTTATTTGGCCAGACTCGAGCTCAATATTTCGAGTAGCGTTATCCCAATGATTCGGATTTTTTCTCGATAGATGCTTTCTGTAAAAATGCTCTGCTTCAACAAATGGTTTTCCTTTTAATTTTTCGCCTACCAATAATTTTGCGTTTTTATAAACTTTAAAAACTCCACCCGTTTTATTGTACTTGTTAAAAGTTCGAACCTCAATATCAAAGTGAACAGGATTACCGAGAGCATCTTTTTGTTTCATCATCTCAAGAACCTGTCTCAAAAAAATATGCTTTTCCATAATTCAAAATTCGTATTACAATCACCTTGTTAAAAGGACACAAAAAAAAGCGCAGTATTGTTCCTTTAATCTCGTTTTAAAAAAATTAAGTATTTAATATTCAATATTTTAAGCCTAAAAAAATATTTTTATTTTCTCAAATTTCACGATTCTGCCGGCCTGCCCCTATTCTATATCTACACTTTCCCTTTTAAAAATTAGCGATATATGCGGGGCTTCTTAATTGAAACCCCTGATTTTTATTTCTTTAAAATTGATGATTGACCAGTGAACAAAGGCAACGAGCCTTTATCTTTATTGTCTGACAACAGTTTCTGTACTTGCTTGTAGTATCTCCAGTACAGTGGTATATCAAACGTATCAGAGAAGTGAGTGGCATGCTCTTGCTTTATAGTCTTAGACTTCTCACTTCGTTTATCTTTGACAATAGTGTTAGCCTTGTTACCTTCCATTGCAGGTGCATTCTCAAGCGATATAATTAAGTCAGGGCAATTGTTCTCATTTATTTCAATAACAGGTAAGCCTTTAGTACCTCCATATTTCAATAGGTAATTCAACACGATAAACTTCTCGTTGTGTGGAGGATTCTCATGCTTGCGTGTCTTATAGATCACCTTCCATCCATTACGCTTGAATGCTGAACCTGCTTGCTCAGCAAACGTAAGCTTTGAGTTAGGAGTAGAGCTGTTACCATTACGATCATAATAGAATTCAATTACATTATTATTCTTCTTCATAGGTTCATAGTAAGGAGCAAACTCCTCATCTATTAAATCGTCGATAATCTTCGGGGTGTTGACATAGAATGTTTTAAGACAACGATATCGTTCGCCCTGGTCCTGTGATACAGTCATAGTCATAATATTTCCCCAGTCGATGGTAACAATCAACGGCTTACTTCTCATATAATCAGTATCCTGTTTACAGTTAAAGTCTTTCTTTGTAGCCTTGACGCCAATACTCTCTAGATAATCATTGTCATAAGCATATCGATAGTAATGCTTTTTAGGATCTAATGCCGGGTAAAATCCCTTTGTAGTTTTTTTAGGCCTTATATTCTTAATTTCTGCATCATAATGAACCTGAGAAGGTGCTTTATCTAGCATTCTTTCAAACCAATCCTTTGATAGATTGTGTTTATTAGCGAATGCATTAGCCTTAACAAATAACACTTTCCACGGCTCTTTTATAGCTATTTTTTCTAAATCAGTAAACCATTCTCCTTTTTTAGTCATTGCTACAGATGATGCATATATCTCAGCATTACATAATGGTTTATCTTCATATAAACCACCACAAGTAGAACGGTTTGTGGTTTGAACGTTATTATATAAACGCTCAGCATCTAATAACACAGCCTCGTCACCAATAACAACGCTTGAGTTAATACCACGACCTGCGTTTGCCTGATCATTTGAAACCATTATAAAAATGAATCCATTAGAAAAATGCATTACATTATCCCATTTATCTGGAGATTGAAAAGGCATCTGATATCCAAGGCTTTTTCCACTCTTTCCTACTACATAATCAATATCTTCATAAAGACCAAACATTTCAAGACCTTGTTTTGTCGATGGAAGAGTCCTGGATAAAATTTGCTGATAGGTTTCTCCAACTAAAATTCCTGTAGCTTTCGGCATTTGAGTAACCGCTTCTTTCATGAACCAACCTAAAATAGTTGACTTTCCAGTACCACGTGCCCACTCAAGAACAATGGTTTTTATATATTCTTCAGTTTGTGTTTTTGGATTGTAGACTTTACCTCGAGATAAATTAACCGTGGCGAATTGAGGCAGATTTAACTTTATTTCATTATTCTGCATCATCGTCTTCTTCTTTAACTTCTTGGAATGGAATATCTTCGGAATCAACCATGTTAAAATCAAGAGAACCTCCATTTCTATGAAGTTCTATCATTTGAAGTACTGCCGGATCAGCTTTAATAATATAGGTTTGAGCTGCTAATTTTTCTGGATTAAACTTCAGATCATTGTCTTTATTTAAGTCGCCAATTTTGATGCGCTGCGCAATTACTCTAAGCTCCAAATCACCATCGCCATTTTTAATCGCACGCTGCTGCAGACGCATTAAGTCTTCTTCAATTAAATATCGTTTGGCTTCACGATGATTTTTAATAATGTCGCCAAATATTGATAAAGAATCAGAAACATATCGATAAGCTTGAGCCCTAGAACAACCGTCATTAACTAAAACATTCATGGCTTGCTCTCTTGAATGATAGTTGCAGAACAGGTTCCAAGCTTTGTAAATTTTAATACGAATTTCTTCTTGCTTTGGCGTCAGATTAACTTTATCAGGACCTTTTAGATAATAAGATCTAATCTTATCAAGCGTAGTTACTTTTTTTCGTAATATCAATCCTTCACTCATAGTATCGAATTTTTACGCAAGTTGCTGAAACGGAAAGTGTATAAAAAGGACAGAAACAACAAACGCCCTATAAATGGGCGTTTGTTTTAATTTTCTGATTCTGAAAATTCCAACAGATACTCTTTACCTGGTTGGAATAAATTACTTGCTTCAGTTTCCGAATCAATGCTTATCGAAAGATTTCCACTCGGTGTGAATTTTGCGAAAGACTTGTTTTCTTCTGAACCGGATGTTACAGCAGATAAATCAGCTCTCTTTTGATCTCCAAAATCTGTGACAGAATCACATTTGAATTTTGCTTTAATTTTTTTCATGAGTTATAAGTATTAATATTTTAGCAAATTTCATAGCTTATGAAGTCACAAAAAAGGACAATTATTCTAAGTATTTATCGAGTTCAGTTTTGGACAAAATTTGTCCGTTTTTATAAACCTCATAATCCAAATGATTATCTCGCATATATTTTACCCAACGTTTTACATTGACATCAACAAAGCCTGGTTCCAGTTCCAAGCATCTCG